GTGAAGAACGAATTAGACATTGTGCGAACGCCAAACGGCGCCTGTCTCGGGGTTCGCATCATGATAGACGGAAAAACGGGCGTCAGGTACAAGGCCGGGAAAAAAGTTGAGGATCTGCTTCCTGAACAGGTCGTGGAATGCATAGCGGGAGTACCGGTTGATCATATAGTTTATAAGAATGAGGTTACGAAAGAGGATCATGAAAAATAGAGCAATAAACCTTCACAGTTAGGCTGGCATGCCTCGCATAGTCGGTCAGCTGTGAGAGGGATGTGAAAATAAAATAACTGCTAATCGAGTGTTGCCGATTAAACGAGCAAGCCGGAGCAGTCAGGATGCTATGAAGAGTATTTCCAGAAATGGAGATCTCGGCATTTTGATTGTTCCGGCTGTTATTTTGCTCATTTATCGGAAAAACGAGGTATCTCATACCAGGACTTATGAAAAAAATATACGGGAGGGTTAAAAAACGGGGGTATTTCGTTGCCTGTGACTTGAGGGAGAATATTTTTTTCTGAAGCATCGGAAAAATGATCCCGAAACCTGCTTAGAAGAGTAGAGGGGTTTAGAAATACAAAATTCTTTTGACTGGGATATGAGGTCAGAAAAACAGGCGTCAAATCTCCTATGAGCAGTAAGGGGGTTGAATTTCCCGGTAAAGGGTGAAGGAAAAGATAAAAGGTAAAACGCGGGCAACCGCTTTTACATAAATGCAAACGGGCGTAAGCCCAGGACAAAATTTCACAATGAGCCTGACTACGTATAGGGCAATCCGTGGATACATATGTTGCTGGGAGCAGGAGAGATCCTGCGAAAAAAGCAATGTGAGTACCCTTTGTTTCCTATACCCTTTTCAGGCTCTGTAGGTCGGGGGACTCCTAAGCTCCGGCTTCATTGACCTCAGATTGTCCGAGCCGTCAGATCAGGCGGAAAGGACAAATCATGAGATTCAGAAAGACAAAATGGAGCAAGAGAGGCACGTACATTTATGAGGCAGGAACGGGAGAAAAGTTCGAGCTTAAGCCCGGCGAGCACGGGATCACGGAGGCGGACATCAAGCTCCTTCATTCCCTGGATGATGCCGAGGTGTACAACAACATCAAGAACAGCCGTCCGCCGCTTACGGAAGCGCAGAAAGCGGAGAAGAAGCAGTGGGAGCTGGAGCATCCGGGCGAGACTTATCCGGCAAACTGGAATCTTTCACTTGATTATATGGCCGGGGAAGACGGCGATGATGACAAGCTGGATAAGAGCGAGGTTACGGCAGCAGCCAGCGTGAGCATGGTTTATGAGGACGAAACCGAGGAAGAGATGGTCGAGAGGATCCTGGATTTCCTTACCCCGATGCAGAGGTATGTTTATTATCTCCGTCACATTAAAGGGTACAAGGGGAAGGAAGTGGCGGCGATGCTTAAGACCTCGGATGCCAATGTGAGCATGAGATATAAGGAAGCTCTGGCAAAGATCGAAGAGAAAAAAGAAAATATGTAATTTTTTCGGGCGGGGTTAAATTCCCGCCCTCTTTCTTTGACTGTGACATGTAAGGCAGGAAGCCTTGCAGAAAGAGAGGTGGCACAGATGAAGCACAAAATCACTATCAATGTCACTGATCCTAACGGCAGGAAAGCCAACGTGCTCCGTGGGGCGGATATGACGCTTCCGGCAAGACTGGTGAGGTTTCTTTTCGGGGACTTCCAACAGGTGTACTTGCTATCACCGGGGCAGACGGTTGAATCCGTGAACATCAGTGAAGTCAGGGAAGGAGGAAAAAAGGATGTCAAAGATGAGTCAGTTGTCAGAGCAGCTCGATGAGCTGTGCCGCTGCGGGGAAGCGCTGATCGGGGTGGCAAATTCACTCCGTGAGATGTTCTCCGGAGAGGAAATGCCGGAAAAGGCTGAAACCGCTCCTGCGGCAGAGAAGCCGAAGGCAAAGGCGAAGAAGGAGCCTGAGCCCGTGAAGGAAGAGAAGAAGGCTCTCACGCTGGAGGATGTAAGGACGATCCTTGCGGAGAAATCCCGCGCAGGCTTTACCGAACAGGTGAGGGAGATCATCGCAAAGCACGGTGCGAAGAAGCTTTCAGAGATCAATCCTTCGGAGTACGACGCCGTGATCGCGGAAGTGGAGGTGCTGTAATATGCCGGATATGCATGCAACACTTTCAGCATCTTCCAGTCACAGGTGGCTTGCCTGTCCTCCGTCGGCGCTGCTCAATGCGGCGGTGCCGGACACCAAAAGCGAGTACGCGGCGCAGGGCACGGATGCACATTCACTCTGCGAGTACAAGGTTCTGAAGGCAATCGGGAAGAAGCCAAAGGATCCGACGGAGGATCTGGACTGGTACGACGAAGAGATGGCGGAATGCTCGGATGCCTATGCACAGTTCGTTTCAGAACTTACGGAAAAGGCAAAGGAGCATTGTAAGGATCCGATCGTGCTGGTGGAGCAGAAGCTGGATTATTCCAGATGGGTTCCGCAGGGTTTTGGAACCGGGGACTGCGTTATCGTGGCGGACGACGTGCTTACGGTGGTGGACTTCAAGTACGGAGTCGGGGTTCTGGTGGAGGCGGAGAACAATCCGCAGATGATGTGTTACGCGCTGGGAGCGCTGGATCTTTTCGATGGTATCTATGACATCAACAGCGTGGAGATGACCATTTTCCAGCCGAGGCGCGAGAATGTCAGCACCTTCACCATGACGAAGGAAGAGCTTTTATCCTGGGCGGATACGGTATTAAAGCCCACGGCGGAGCTTGCGGCAAAGGGCGAGGGCGAGTTCAAGGCCGGCGAACACTGCCAGTTCTGCAAGGTAAAGGCTACCTGCAGGAAGAGGGCTGAGTACAACCTTGAGCTTGCGAAATATGATTTCGAGATGCCGGATACCCTTCAGGACGATGAGGTCGAAGCCATTCTTGCGAAAGTGGACGAGCTGATCGCATGGGGATCGGATATCAAGGAATATGCGCTTCAGCAGGCAATCGCCGGCAAGCAGTGGAAGGACTGGAAGATCGTAGAAGGACGCTCCAACCGTAAGTACACGGATGAGGAAGCCGTGGCACAGCTTGTAAACGCCGCCGGATATGATCCCTGTGAGCACAAGCTCCTGGGCGTAACGGCAATGACGAAGCTGCTCGGCAAGAAGAAGTTTGAAGACCTGCTCGGGGCTTACATCGAGAAGCCACAGGGCAAGCCAACACTGGTACCCATGTCGGACAAGCGTCCGGCTATGAACAAGGCAGCGGACGCTGCAAATGATTTTAAGGAGGAAAACTGATATGTCAAACAGTTTTGTTAATCCCACAAAGGTAATCACAGGAGTAAACACCAGATGGAGCTATGCCAACGTATGGCAGCCTAAGTCCATCAACGGCGGCGCGCCGAAGTACAGCGTGAGCCTGATCATTCCGAAGTCTGATACGAAGACCATTGCGAAGATCAAGGCTGCGATCCAGGCGGCTTATGAGGAAGGCGAGTCCAAGCTTAAGGGCAACGGCAAGTCCGTTCCTGCACTTGCAGCATTAAAGACTCCCCTGCGTGACGGTGATGCGGAGAGACCTGATGACGAGGCTTATGCCAATTCCTATTTCATCAATGCCAACAGCTCCACGGCACCCGGCATTGTGGATGCGGACAGGCAGCCGATCATTGATACCTCGGAGGTATATTCCGGCGTATACGGCAGGGCTTCCATCAATTTCTATGCTTTTAACAGCAACGGAAACAAGGGTATCGCCTGCGGCCTGAACAATTTGCAAAAGATAAGGGACGGCGAGCATCTTGGCGGCAAGACCAGCGCTGAGGATGATTTTGCTGACGGTGATGACGGAGACGATTTCCTGGATTAAGGCAATAGGATGATTTATGACGGGCGGCGGAGGCGAAAACCTCCGCTGCTTTTTTCAGAGAGGCGGTGATATTGAATGGAGAAATTAAGCATTGATCTGGAAACCTTCAGCAGCGTGGACATCAGCAAGTGCGGTGTCTACAAGTATGCGGAGTCTCCGGATTTTGAGATATTGCTGTTCGGATATTCGGTGGACGGCGGCGAGGTGCAGGTTCTGGATCTGGCGCAGGGGGATGTGATCCCGGAGAATATACTGGCGGCATTGTCAGATGAGTATGTTACGAAATGGGCTTTTAACGCGCAGTTTGAAAGGGTTTGTCTGTCGGAATATCTGAGAAAGCACTATCCGCAGTATTTTCAGTCGTACAGCATTGATGAGGATACGGTGGGAGATTATCTGGATCCGCAGGGATGGAAGTGTTCGATGGTATGGTCGGCGTACATGGGGCTTCCGCTGTCGCTTAAAAGCGTCGGTGAGGTGCTGAAGCTGTCTGAACAGAAGATGGATGAGGGCAAGGCTCTGATCAGGTATTTCTCCGTGCCTTGTTCGCCAACAAAAGCTAACGGGAACAGGACGAGGAACCTGCCGGAGCATGATCCGGACAGGTGGGAGCTTTTCAAGACCTACAACAGGCGTGACGTGGAAGTGGAGATGGCGATTCAGGAAAAGCTAAGGCATTTTCCGGTACCGGAGCAGGTATGGGAGGAATACTGGCTTGATCAGGAAATCAATGACAGGGGGATAGCCCTTGATATGGATGTGGTGAAAAATGCGATCAAAATAGATGCCCGGACAAAGGATGAGCTGTCGGAAAAACTGAAAAGCCTGACTGACTTGGAGAATCCAAATTCGGCGGCGCAGATAAAGGGATGGCTTGCGGATAACGGGCTTGAGATGGAGTCTATCGGAAAGAAGGAAGTGGCGGCGGTCATGGAGACGGCACCGGAGCATATTACGGAGGTACTGGCACTCCGGCAGCAACTGGCGAAATCATCCGTATCGAAGTATCAGGCGATGCAGAATGCGGTGTGCGCCGACGGCAGGGCAAGAGGGATGTTCCAGTTTTACGGGGCGAACCGCTCCGGCAGATGGGCGGGGAGGCTGATACAGTTGCAGAATCTTCCCCAGAACCATATGCCGGATCTGGAACAGGCGAGGGAGTTGGTAAAGACCGGGAACATGGATGCGCTGGAGCTGCTTTACGATAACGTGCCGAAGGTGCTTTCGGAGCTGATCAGGACGGCATTTGTCCCGAGACCGGGATATAAGTTTGTAGTATCGGATTTTTCGGCGATCGAGGCAAGGGTGATCGCGTATCTGGCTGAAGAGAGCTGGCGGTCGGAGGTTTTTAAGAACGGCGGCGACATTTATTGTGCGTCCGCAAGCCAGATGTTCCATTGCAAAGTGGAAAAGCACGGAGAGAACGCGCACCTGCGGCAGAAGGGCAAGATTGCCGAGCTGGCGCTTGGATATGGCGGATCAGTCGGAGCCCTGAAGGCAATGGGCGCTTTGGAGATGGGGATTCCGGAGGATGAGCTTCAGCCGCTGGTGGATAAGTGGCGTGAGGCGAATCCAAAGATAGTGCAGCTCTGGTGGGATGTGGACAGGTGCGTGAAGGAAACCGTTAAGAAGAAGGCAGAGACCGAGACTCATGGAATCCGGTTTTCTTACCGGAGCGGTATGATGTTCATTCATCTGCCGAGCGGAAGGATGCTTTGCTATGCGAGACCGAAGATCGGGGAGAACCGTTTCGGCGGGGAATCCGTTACCTATGAGGGCACCGGTACCAACAAACGCTGGGAGAGGATCGAGAGCTATGGTCCGAAGTTCGTGGAGAACATCGTGCAGGCGATATCCAGGGATATTCTCTGTTATGCGATGAGGACGCTTTCTCATTGTTTCATCGTGGGGCATGTGCATGACGAACTGATCATAGAGTGCGATCAGCGAGTTTCGATGGATGCCATATGTGAGCAGATGGGAAGGACGCCGCCTTGGGTGACGGGTCTGATCTTGAATGCCGCAGGCTTTGAGTCTTTCTATTACAAGAAGGACGATTGAAAAAATATGCTTTTTTTCGGAGGGAGGTTAATTTACCGCCCTCCTTTTTTGACTGTGACTTGAAGGGGCACAGGGCTCCTTACAGATCAGGAAAGGAGGACGGTCGGATGGACGTGCTTGAAATCAGGTATGGAAACGGACACATGACGATCAATGTACCGGTATTTTTCCCGTGCATACAGGAACATGCGGAGAAGATCTTCAGGCTTGTCAAAAAGTATTGTCCCGAAGAAGACAGGGAAGCCCTTGGACGCTACCTCTATCTTGTCCGGGAGTTTTTGCGTGCACAGAAGGAAACGGGGGATGGTTTTCCTGGTGTGCCGCCGGACTGGGATTATGGTCTGAACTACATTACGAAAGATCCGTCTAAACAGCGTTCGCTTTATAACAGGGCGGACAGGAACTACAGATTATTTTGCAGGATGGAGGTAGATGACGCATGGATGAATTGATGTTTAACTGTCTCGGACCGTATGACCCGAAGGTTATGGAGGCACTTACGGAAATCGAGAAGAAAGAGCGTGAGGCAAGGCGGGCGGCTGCTTACAGGCCTTTGGTGTATATCTGCTCGCCGTATTCCGGGGATGTAGAAAATAACACGGCAAGGGCAAGGGCTTTCTGCAGGTTCGCCGTGGTAAAGAGGGCGATACCAATAGCGCCGCACCTGCTTTTCCCGCAGTTCATGTCAGAAGAGAAGGAGCGGAACCTGGCACTTTTCATGGGGATCGTGCTCCTTGGGAAATGTGATGAGGTGTGGGTGTTCGGAGACCGCATTTCGGAGGGCATGGCCGGGGAGATCGGGAAGGCGAAGAAGATGAGGAAGAAGATCCGTTATTTCATGGAAGAGATGGAGGAACGGGATGATGAATGAGACTTTTTCATTGCCTATATGGGTGGCGAAGTGTTGCGGCAACCGTAAGAACTGCGTATATCCCGATTCCCAGATCGCTACGGATGCTGAAATGCTGAAGGAGCTTGTGAAGAAAGATCATACCTTTATCAGCTTTAAGAAGAATTACCGCAGTGAAGAGAATTTCGAGTACACGGATACGCTGGTCACGGACTGCGATAACACGCATTCCGAGAATCCGGACGACTGGTATGACAAGGATGACATTATAAATGAGTTTCCTGACGTGCAGATGATCATTTATACCAGCAGGAACCACATGAAGGTAAAGGACGGCAAGGCGGCGAGACCGAAATACCATGTCATTTTCTTCATAGACAGGATAAGGGATCCGGAGGAATATAAGAGGCTGCTTCAGAGGGTTCAGGAATTTTTTCCGTATTTCGATTCCAAGGCGCAGGATGCGGCGAGGTTCTTTTATGGAAATCCGGATACTGAGGTTTATGTGCAGCCGGGTCTGATCAATCTCTCCATGTTTTTTGACCTGGACGAGTTTGCGAAGATGGACTGGGAGATCAAGGAAGGCAGCAGGAACGACACGATGTTCCGGTGGGCGGTACGCTCCATGAAACGCTATGGGAATAACGAGGATTCCAGAAAGCGGTTTTACATGGCGGCGGAAAGATGCACCCCACCGCTTCCGGATGAAGAACTTGAAACGATCTGGCGCAGTGCCGGGAAGTATTATGACAAGATCAAAAGCGAGCCAGACTATGTATCGCCTGAGGTTTATAACGCAAGCGGTCCGGTGAAGTGGGAAGAGCCGATTCCTTTTGGAAGATACGTGATCGCAGGGTTTCCAATCGATGCGCTGCCTGATGTGATCGCCGAATATGCGGAGGCGGTTGCGAGAAGCACGCAGACGCCGATCGACATGGCCGGAACGGTCGCTTTATCTATCCTGTCGGTGTGCCTGCAGGGGAAATATGCCATTCAGGGGAAGCCTGACTGGATCGAGCCGCTGAATACATACGCGCTTGTGATCGCAATGCCGTCGGAGAGAAAATCGGCGGTCCTTCACATGATGCTGAAGCCGCTCAATACCTATGAGGTTCAGTATAACAAGGAAAATTCTGCGAGGGTTGAAAACAGCCGCATGAGGAAGCGTGTGCTGGAGCGCAGGCAGAAGGCTATCGAGGATCAGGTGGCAAAGGGCAAGGCGGAGCCGGAGGACATGGACAAGATCTGCGCGGAGATCGCGGATTTTGAAGAGATCAGGCCGCTTCAGCTGTACGTGGATGACATTACGACGGAGAAGCTGGTGTCGGTCATTTCAGAGAACCACGGAAGGGCTTCCCTGATATCCAGCGAGGGAGGTATCTTTGATACCCTTGCCGGGATCTATACGAAGAACGTGAACATTGATGTCATGCTGAAGGGATATTCCGGGGATCCGATCAGGGTGGACCGTATCGGGCGTGAGAGCGAAAGTATCATGAATCCTGCGCTGACGATCCTTCTTATGGCTCAGCCGAACGTGATATCCGCTGTACTTGGGAATACGACTTTCAGGGGTAGAGGGCTTACTGCCAGATTTCTGTACTGCATGCCGCAGTCTCAGGTCGGGAACCGCAATTTTCAGAGTGAATCCGTGCCGGAAAGGCTGTTCCGAAAATATGAGGACAAGCTGATAAACCTTCTGCAGGATGAGTACCCGAAGGAGCCGGAGGTCATAACTCTGTCTGATGAGGCGATGGATCTGATTGCGGATTATGCGGAAGAGCTGGAGCCTAAGATTTTGACGGAGTATGCGGAAATGTCTGACTGGGTAGGAAAGCTTGTAGGCAATACGCTTAGGCTTGCCGGACTTTTGTGCAGGGCTGGAACCTTCCGTAGTCACGATTTTTTGGAGGAATCGGATGCGCTGGTGGTGGATGCAAAGACCATGAAGAATGCGATCAGGCTGGGAAAGTATTACCTGAACCATGCGCAGGCGGCTTATGACGTATTGCCGGAGGATGGCATGTATAAGCGGGCGATGGTCATATTGCAGATGGTCGTTGACAGAAATCTGGAAGAGTTTGACCGGCGGATGGCGATGCGGTATTGCAGGACGTTCAAAACGGTATCGGAGATACAGCCTGTTCTGGATTTTCTGGATGATTACGGTTATATCGCGTTAAAACCAGAGAAGGCAATGGCGAGCGGGAGACCGCCGCTTCCGAAATACGCGGTCAATCCTGCGGTGAAGAGGATGTTTAGTCCTTCTGTCACGGATGCGTCACGCGGGAAAAATAAGGACGGGTCGGGAGGAAACTCAACAATGTAACGGCTTGCGGAGTTTTGTCCTATTTGTCCGAACCCTTATAGATAGGCAAAATAAACATTTTATTATTATTATTACTTTTCGTATATGAGCCTTGATTTTTACGCTTATAAGGACAAAAGGGACAAAGGGACAAAACCCGGAGACTTCAGTAAAATGGGAGGTTTTGAATGGACACGGTAAGTATTTACGGAGCGGAGAATCTGGACAAAAGGTATCTTGCCAGGTGCCTCCGCAGGTTAAAGGACTGGGGCGCACCGTTATATGGCTGGGTATGCATCGGAATCATTGACGTGAAAGAGGACGATGAGGATGCGCCGTTTTCAGTTTGTGAGCTCTGCGATTGCAGCAGGGTCAGATATGAGCACGTCATGAGCCACGCCCTTTATTTCGAAAATGTCACTGTCGGGTGTATCTGTGCCGGGATTATGGAGGGCAACATTTTAAGGGCTAAGGAACGAGAGCGGAAGATGAAGAACCGGGCGGCGAGGAAAAAGAGCTTTATTGAGAGAAAGTGGTCACAGCCTTACGAGAATGTCTTCCACAGAACGCACCGTGGGAAGGATATTTCGATTGTTGTCCATAACGGGAGCTTCACGGTTCATGTTGACGGTGTCGTTGCCATGAAATACAAGGGCAAGCCGATCAGGGATTTTTTATCGGCGGCATATGCGGCTTTTGAGATGGCGGATCCGGTGAAGGAGGTCTTATGAGGGAGAAAACGATAGAGCAGAAGCTTGTTTCAGCGGCAAAGGCAGCAGGCGGTATGGCACCCAAATTCGTATCGCCGGGGTTTGACGGGATGCCTGACCGGATCGTGATCCTTCCGGGCGGAAGGGTGGGGTTCGTTGAGGTTAAGGCACCGGGAAAGAGGCCGAGGCCGCTTCAGGTTTCGAGACATAAGCTCCTGCGACGGCTGGGGTGCAGGGTATTTGTCCTTGATGATGAAAAACAGATAGAAATGATCCTTAGGGAGATTGGAGGTGATGCAAAGTGAAGTTCATACCACATGATTATCAGAAATACGCGATCGATTATATCGAAAATCACGAGATTTCCGCAGTCCTGCTTGATATGGGCTTAGGTTAGGCAAAACGGTGATTACGCTGACGGCCTTGAACGACCTGTTGTTTGACAGCTTTGAGGCACACAGGATTCTTGTGATAGCGCCTCTTAGGGTAGCCAAATATACGTGGGCGGCGGAGATGGATAAGTGGGACCACCTGAAAATGCTGAAATACAGCATTGCGGTGGGTTCCGAAAAGGAAAGGCTTGCGGCGCTTAAGGCGGATGCGGACATTTATATCATCAACCGTGAAAACGTGCAGTGGATGGTGGACAAGGTGCCGTTTCAGTATGACATGGTGGTGGTCGATGAGCTTTCATCCTTTAAGAACCATGAGACGAAGAGGTTTCGGGCGCTTATGAAGGTAAGACCGAAAGCAAAGAGGATCGTGGGGCTTACGGGCACGCCTTCCAGCAACGGTCTGATGGATCTGTTTGCGGAGTTCAAGCTTCTGGACATGGGAGAGAGGCTGGGTCGCTTTATCGGGAATTACCGGAGCAGTTATTTCAGGCCTGACAGGGCGAACGGTCCGGTGGTGTTTTCCTATAAGCCGCTTCCGGGCGCGGAGCGTGAGATATACCGCAGGATTTCAGATATCACGATTTCCATGAAGGCAAAGGATCACCTGAAGATGCCGGAGCTTGTGGAGAGCAGCCATACGGTACAGCTGTCAAAGCCTGAGAGGGATAAATACAACGCCATGTGCGAGCAGCTGATCCTTTCGCTTCCAGAGGGCGAGATCACGGCGGCAAACGCGGCGGTGCTTTCGGGAAAGCTGTCACAGCTTGCAAATGGAGCCATTTATACGGATGACGGTAGCGTGATAAAGATCCATGACAGGAAGCTGGATGCCCTGGAGGATATTGTCGAGAGCATGAACGGAAAACCTCTTCTGGTGGCGTACTGGTTTAGGCACGATCTTGAAAGGATCAGTAACAGGCTGTCAAAGCTGAAGGTTCCTTTTGAAAAGCTGGATTCCGATGGGGGTATCCGTAAGTGGAATGCAGGGGAGCTTCCCGTGGCATTGATACATCCGGCTTCTGCCGGGCACGGACTGAACCTGCAGAGCGGCGGGAGCACCATTGTCTGGTACGGACTCACGTGGTCGCTGGAGCTTTACCAGCAGACGGTGGCAAGGCTGTGGAGACAAGGACAGACGGCAGGAACCGTAGTCGTGCAGCATATCGTGGCGGAGGATACGATCGATGAGCGGATGATCCTTGCGCTGAAATGCAAGAACGCCACGCAGGCGGCGCTGATCGACGCAGTAAAGGCAAATCTTAGAAAGTCAAAGTAAACAAGTGACAATCATGGTCAATCCGAGGGAAACCAATCATTTTAATCGGAGGTAGATGCCATGAACGTAGTTTGGAAGTATCTTGATAAGAGGGCGGGCGCTGTAGCCGCATTAAAGGATTTCAGCAGCATGAAGTTCATTATCGAGAACACGGATCAGGAGATCAAGGAGGTCTATGATAAAATGTCGAGCGTCGGCGGCACTAGGTTTGACGGGATGCCGCATAACAGAAACCTCCATGCCCTGGAAGACAGAGTTATCAATACGATCGAAGAGATCGACATCCTGAAGGAGCGGTACCGGCAGGCGGTGGAGTATATGGACTGGTTCCTTCCCGCTTGGGAGGAATTGTCGGAGGAAGACAGGTATGTGTTGGAAGTCTTCTATGGCGAGGATAATGATTACGGCAGCGGAGCCGCAGATATGATCGCTGATTATTTTCATATCGAGCGTGCGTCCGCATACCGTAAGAAGAACCGTGCCATTGAGAAACTGACCGTTCTTCTTTTCGGGAGACCGTGATGCCTTGTCCAATATCTGAGACGATTTTATATATTGGACGTGCTATACTGATATCGTGGAAAAGCGAACAACAAGGCAGAGCCTTACGGGAGAAATCTCGTGGGGCTTTTCTTTTGCCTGAAAGGGGTGATCGGATGCCGAGAAAACCGAAGCGGCCATGCAGTTATCCGGGCTGTCCGAATCTTACGGACGGAAGATATTGTCCGGAGCACCAGCAGAAGGTCAACAGCAACTATGAAAAGTATGGGCGCGACAAGTCCACGAAGAAGAGATACGGCAGAGCATGGAAGAGGATCCGTGATAAGTATGCTGCGGAGCATCCATTCTGTGAGCTGTGTTTCGAGCGCGGGATCATCGTGCCGGTGGAAGAGATACACCATAAGAAGCCTTTGAGTGAAGGTGGCACGCACGACCGGAACAATCTGATCGCGCTGTGCAAGTCGTGTCACTCACAAATACATGCTAAGAGAGGCGACAGGTGGGGAGGGCACCCACAGCCGGGTACCCAGGGGGAGTGAAAATCTCTGGAGGGACTTCTCCCAGGGAACGGCGCGGGGGTCACACGCACAAAAAGAAGAAATCAAAGGGGGTATTAACCCCTGCAGGGAAAAGAGGTGGTAGGCGATGGCCAAGGACGGAACTATGCGCGGAGGCGCTAGGGTCGGTTCCGGCAGGAAATCAAAAGCCCTGACGGAAAAGATCGACAGCGGGCTTGCGGCAACGGTCATTGACCTTCCGGAGCCTGCGGAAATGACCGGCGAGGATGTGCCGCCGGTGAAGGATTTTCTGAAAGCTGCTCAAAAGAGCGGCATTGACCTTTGCGCGGAGGATGTGTTCAAAAGCACTTTTCTCTGGCTGAAGGAAAGAGGTTGCGACCGGCTGGTGAACACTCAGCTGATCGAACAGTATGCGATGTCGGTATCCAGATGGGTACAGTGCGAGACCTGCATATCGGAATACGGATTCCTGGCGAAGCATCCGACCACGGGGGCGGCGATAACTTCCCCATATGTGACGATGAGCCAGAATTATCTGAAGCAGGTGAACCAGTGCTGGTACCAGATATATCAGATAGTGAAGGAAAACTGCTCCGTGGAGTACGGCGGTGCGAATCCGCACGATGACCTGATGGAACATCTGTTATCGGCAAGGAAGAAATAGGAGGGTTTCGATGAAATATGTGAAGAAAAAGCTGTCGGAATTGAAGCCTTATGAGAACAATCCGAGGATAAATGACGAGGCGGTGGACGATGTTGTGGAAAGCATTAAGCAATGCTCCTATATTGCGCCAATCATTATTGACGAGGACGGGGTGATTCTGGCGGGGCATACGAGATACAAGGCTCTGAAAAAGCTTGGATATAAGGAATGCGAGGTTATTATCGCATCCGATCTGACAGAGGAACAGAAGAAAAAGTACAGGCTTTATGATAACAAGACGGCTGAGATGGCGAGCTGGGATCAGAAGAAGCTTTCTGCGGAATTATGCGATGTGGATTTTCAGGGATATGATTTCGGACAGCCGGAGATTGCCATGCCGGATGAAGAATCCGAAGAGGCAGGACCGAAGACCGTGACGTGTCCGTGCTGTGGGGAGGTGTTTGAGGCATGAAGCTACAGAAATTAAAGCTGGCTGACATTAAGCCCTATGAGAACAATCCCCGAAGAAATGATGATGCGGTGAATGCCGTTGCGGAAAGCATCCGGCAGTGTTCCTATATCACGCCGATCATCGTGGATGAGGATCATGTGATCATAGCAGGCCATACCAGATACAAGGCGCTGAAGGCTTTGGATATAGAAGAGGCTGAGTGTCTGATATGCGACGGGCTGACCGAGGAACAGAAAAAGAAATACCGTTTCCTTGATAATAAGACCGGTGAAAAGGCAACATGGGATCTTATGAAGTTGGAGGTCGAACTGGAAGGACTTGATCTGGAAGGCTTCGACTTTTTTGGCATGGGAGAGCTGCTTCCGGTTGACGGTATGATTTATGGAACCGGGGAAGGCTCTGACAAGGAGATAAACGGTACCACGGAATATGATTCGGAGGTGTTTGGGGATGAAGAGTTCAAATACGAGTGCCCGAAATGCGGTTTCCGGTTCAACTGAGTTTCCGTGGAAATGGAGCCTGTCGGAATTGGAGAAAAGGCCGAAGCACGGGCATACCGTCTTTTCCTGTTTTTCCTGCGGAGGCGGTTCCTCTATGGGATACAAGCTGGCGGGATATGATGTCATAGGAAACTGTGAGATCGATCCCGACATGATGAAGGTATATAAACAGAACAATCATCCGAAGCATTCATTCCTGATGGATGTCAGGGATTTCTTAAAGCTTCCGGATGAAAAGATACCGGAGGAATTATTTCATCTGGATGTGCTGGACGGTTCTCCGCCATGCTCTGTATTCTCCACGGCGGGAGTAAGGGAAGAGGCGTGGAATGTTGAAAAGGCGTTTCGTGAAGGACAGGTAAAGCAGAGGCTTGATGACCTGTTCTTATTTTATATTGCGATAGCGAAGAGGCTACAGCCGAAGGTTGTGATTGCCGAAAATGTGAAGGGTCTTATCACCGGTAATGCGAAGGGCTGGGTCAACCAGATCGTGAAGGCATTTGATGATGCCGGATATACGGTGCAGATATTTCTTTTCAATGCTGCAAGGATGGGCGTGCCTCAGAAAAGGGAGCGCGTCTTTTTTATTGCGCATCGTAAAGACCTGAAATATCCGAAGCTGGTGATGGATTTCCACTCGAAGCCCGTCAATTTCGGAGAGGTCAGGGAGCCTTATGGCAAAGCGACTGCTGAAGACAGTCTGGCGGCAAAGCTGCTCAAATACCGCATCCCGTCTGACAGAAGCCTTGCAGATATCAATGCCAGGGTCAGGCGGAAGAAGGACAGCGGCTTTACCTCCCGGATCAATGCCGATTGTGAACCGGCAAGCACTGTGGTGGCAAACGGGTGTTGTTACCGGCTATGTGATGCCATGCTCATGACGGACAGGGATTATATCAACTGCCAGACTTTTCCGCAGGATTACGATTTCATGGATCAGAGTGTCCAGTATATCTGTGGGATGAGCGTTCCGCCGGTGATGATGGCGAAGATTTCCGAGCAGGTATACAGGCAGTGGCTTAAAGGCGGTGATGCGGATGAAGATGCGTAAGCTGAAAAAATATAAGCCTACGAAGTTTAAGGCAAAGGATTCCGTTTACAACAAGGACGCGGCTGATTTTGCCGTGAACTTCATCCAGTGCCTCTGCCACACGAAGGGAACCTGGGCGGGTAAGGCGTTTGAACTGATCGACTGGCAGGAACAGATCATCCGGGATATTTTCGGAACGATGAAGCCGAACGGATATCGACAGTTCAATACGGCGTATATAGAAATCCCGAAGAAGCAAGGTAAGAGTGAGCTGGCGGCAGCAGTCGCTCTTTTGCTGACCTGCGGTGACGGTGAAGAGAGGGCTGAGGTATACGGCTGCGCGGCTGACCGGCAGCAGGCGTCAATCGTTTTTGAGGTGGCTGCGGATATGGTCAGGATGTGTCCGGCCCTTAATAAGAGGGTGAAGATACTGGCTTCACAGAAGCGTATCATCTTCCAGCCGACAAACAGCTTTTATCAGGTGCTGTCTGCGGAAGCATATTCAAAGCATGGCTTCAATATACACGGAGTTGTGTTTGACGAGTTGCATACTCAGCCGAACAGGAAGCTCTTTGATGTAATGACGAAGGGTTCCGGGGATGCCAGAATGCAGCCTTTGTATTTCCTGATCACGACGGCGGGAACGGATACGAACAGTATCTGCTATGAAACACATCAGAAGGCAAAGGATATATTGGAGGGTCGGAAAATTGATCCGACTTTTTATCCGGTGATCTATGGCGCGGATGAATCCGACGACTGGACGGATCCGAAGGTCTGGAAGAAGGCGAATCCTTCTTTGGATATCACGGTGGGCATCGACAAGGTAAAGGCGGCCTGTGAATCAGCAAAACAGAATCCGGGGGAAGAAAACTCATTCCGGCAGCTGAGGCTGAACCAATGGGTGAAGCAGGCGGTTAGGTGGATGCCGATGGAAAAATGGGATGCCTGCAATTTCGCCGTGGATGAGGATGAACTGGAAGGTCGTGTCTGTTACGGCGGCCTGGACTTGTCGAGTACGACTGACCTGACGGCGTTTGCCTTGGTATTTCCGCCGGTGGATGAAGAGGACAAGTACATTGTGCTTCCTTATTTCTGGGTTCCGGAGGAAACGCTGGATCTGCGAGTGAAAAGAGACCATGTTCCTTATGATGTCTGGGAGCGCAAAGGCTTTCTGGAAACAACGGAAGGGAATGTGGTCCATTACGGATATATTGAGAAATTCATTGAGCGGCTTGGCGAGAGGTTCTATATCCGGGAGATCGCTTACGACAGATGGGGCGCGACTCAGCTGTCGCAGGATCTGGAAGGTATGGGATTTACGGTTGTGCCGTTCGGACAGGGTTTCGCTTCCATGTCGCCTCCGACCAAAGAGTTGATGAGGCTGGTGCTGGAACAGAAGATCGCCCACGGCGGTCATCCGGTTCTGAGATGGAACATGGATAACATTTATATCCGCACGGATCCGGCGGGCAATATCAAGGCTGACAAGGCGAAGTCCACGGAGAAGATCGACGGGGCTATTGCGATGATCATGGCGCTTGACCGGGCTGTTCGGTGCGGCAATGAGACAACGGAGTCCGTTTACGATAAAAGGGGGCTCCTGGTTTTCTGAGGATAAAGAGATGTTGATACTATCGGTGATCGGCTTTCTTGTGATCAGGGAAGCCTTAAATCAGGCATATGAAGGAGGGAATGGCGATGGGAATATTTAGCGGTTTGTTTCGGAGCAGGGATAAGCCCACGGACAGGACGGCGGGAAGCGCATATTCGTTTTTCTTGGGCGGTACCGCAAGCGGCAAGTATGTAACGGAACGCTCTGCGATGCAGATGACGGCGGTTTACTGTTGCGTGAGGATTCTGTCGGAGGCGGTGGCGAGCCTGCCATTACAATTTTACAGATATACCGATGACGGCGGTAAGGAAAAAGCGGTGGAACATCCGCTTTATTTTTTGCTCCATGACGAGCCGAATCCGGAGATGACTTCCTTTATTTTCCGGGAAACGCTCATGACGCACCTGTTGTTGTGGGGAAATGCGTATTCGCAAATTATCCGCAACGGAAAGGGTGAAGTGATCGCGCTGTATCCGCTGATGCCTGATCGGATGAGGGTGGATCGTGATGACAACGGAAAGTTGTATTACGAATACACCGTTTACGATTCGGATGACGTGGATGGAAGGAAGGGTACGGACAAGGCTGGAAGGACGGTAAGGCTTCAGCCGCATGATGTTCTTCACATTCCGGGATTAGGATTTGACGGTTTGGTCGGATATTCACCTATTGCGATGGCGAAGAATGCCATTGGTCTTGCAATCGCTACGGAGGAATACGGCAGCAAGTTCTTCGCAAACGGGGCGGCTCCTTCAGGTGTATTGGAGCATCCGGGTACGATCAAGGATCCTTCGAGAGTCCGCGAATCGTGGCAGGCAACCTTTGGCGGTTCCGGAAATTCCAATAAAATCGCGGTTCTGGAAGAAGGCATGAAGTACACGCCGATTTCCATATCGCCGGAGCAGGCGCAGTTTTTGGAAACAAGGAAGTTCCAGATTGACGAGATCGCGAGGATCTTCCGCGTGCCGCCGCATATGATCGGTGATCTGGAAAAGAGCAGCTTCAATAACATAGAGCAGCAATCGCTTGAGTTTGTGAAATATACATTGGATCCCTGGGTGAGCAGGTGGGAACAGGCTATGGTTCGTGCATTGCTTACGCCTGAGGAAAAGAAGAAATACTTCTTTAAGTTCAATGTGGACGGGCTGCTCAGGGGTGATTACCAGAGCAGGATGAGCGGATATGCCACGGCAAGGCAGAACGGCTGGATGTCTGCAAATGATATCCGTGAGCTTGAAAACCTTGACCGGATACCGGCTGAGGAAGGCGGCGATGCTTATCTTGTGAACGGAAACATGATCACGATACTTGGAGCACTGAAAAATTCAGAAGCTGACGGCGGAAAGGAGGAAGAACCGAATGAGTCAGATGAAGAAGTTCTGGGCGTGGAAGAATCAGACGGACGGCGGATCAGACGGAGCCCGTGAGCTTGAGCTATACGGAACGATCGCTGAAGAGAGCTGGTTTGATGATGATATCACGCCTGCAATGTTTAAGGAAGAGCTGTTCGCAGGCAGCGGGCCGATCACGGTGTGGATCAATTCACCGGGCGGTGACTGCATTGCGGCAAGCCAGATTTACACGATGCTCATGGATTACAAGGGTGATGTGACGGTCAAGATCGATGGGGTTGCTGCTTCGGCGGCGAGTGTTATCGCAATGGCCGGAACAACGGTGTTAATGGCACCGACAGCCCTGATGATGATCCATAATCCTGCAACCATCGCAATGGGCGACCATGAGGATATGCAGAAAGCAATCGAGATGTTGGATGAGGTCAAGGAAAGCATTATCAATGCCTACGAGATAAAAACCAGTCTTTCGAGGGCGAAGCTGTCACATCTTATGGATGCCGAGACCTGGATGAATGCGAATAAGGCTGTGGAGCTTGGATTTGCGGACGGTGTTCTGGAAGATGAGAAGACCGTGACAGAGATTCCGGCGTATGCATTTTCCAGAAAGACGGTACAGGCGGCGTTGATGAATAAAATCAGCGCAAAGGTTGAGTCCGGTAAACAGGCTGACATGAAGCCCGTGGATATTGTACCGGAAAAGGCTGAGCCGCAGGAAGAAAAAACGGCAGAGCCTGAAGTAACCGAGGAACCGGCGGGAAGATCGGTGGATGAGCTGAAAGCCCGCCTTGAAACTATCAAAAATTTCATTTAATGGAGGAAAAGATCATGACTATTGTAGAAATGAGAGCAAAGAGAGCAACGCTGTGGAATACCATGGAAGGATTCCTTGATACCCACAGGAACGACAAGGGCGTGCTTTCCGCTGAGGATGATGCAACCTATGCAAGCATGGAAAAGGATCTGAACGATCTTTCCAATGAGATCAGACGCATGGAGCGCAGGGATGTAATGGAGGCTGAGCTTAACCAGCCTGTGAACAAGCCTATCACCGCAGCACCTGAGAAGCCTGAAAATGCGGCAGATATGAAGCAGGGCAGAGCTTCCAACGCTTACAAGGAAGATTTCGGCAGACATCTTCGCGGTAAGGCACCGATTCACAATGTGCTTTCCGAGAGTTCTGACCAGGATGGCGGATTCCTTGTGCCTGAAGAATTCGAGAAATTTATTGTAGATGGATTAAAGGAGCAGAATGTGATTCGTTCCATCGCCAAGGTCATCACGACTCACCACGAGCGGAAGATTCCTATTGCTGTAGGACATTCTGTAGCGAACTGGACGCCGGAGAACGGAGAGTTTACCGAGAGCAATCCCACCTTTGGCCAGAAGCAGATCGATGCTCACAAGCTTACGGATCTGATTCGTATCAGTATGGAGCTTCTTCAGGATGCGGCATTCCCGCTTGAAGAGTACATCGCTAATGAGTTTGCCAGAGCATTCGGTGTGGCAGAGGAAGAGGCGTTCTGCGTGGGTACCGGGGTTGGTCAGCCTACAGGAATCTTTACCGCAAATGGCGGACAGGTGGGAGTTACTGCTGCTGCGGCAAACGCCGTTACTGCGGATGAGCTGATCAATCTTGTTTATGCATTGAAGGCTCCTTATCGTAGAAATGCAAAGTTCCTTATGAACGATGCTACCATTTCCTATATCAGGAAGCTTAAGGATGGTAATGGCGTATACCTTTGGCAGCCTTCGCTTCAGGCGGGTGAGCCCGATAAGCTCCTGGGATATGACCTTTACACGACTCCTTATGCGCCTAACATGGCTGCTGGGGCATATACCGTGGCTTTCGGTGATTTCATGAATTACTGGATCGGCGATCGTGCAGGACGTACCGTGCAGAGGCTCAATGAGCTCTATGCAACCAATGGTCAGATCGGCTATGTGGCAACGGAGCGCGTGGACGGCAAGGTGATTCTTCCTGAAGGCATCCAGCTTCTTCAGCAGAAGGCGTGAGGATAAGAGAAAACGGGCTGCCGTATCTGGTGATATGGCAGCCCTGATTATGGAGGTGCGAGATGAGCGAATATAACGCAAAGAATTATACGGAGCAGGGCGGCGATGTTACTCATATCGGCGGCGTGCTTCAGTTTGAAAACGGCGGGAAGATCAAAGGTGGACTCATGCCGAATCAGGAACAGGAAACTCCGGGAAGTGATACTGTCGGGAAGGTCAGAGCCAGTCTTAACGGAGTGATTGCAAAGCTTAAGAATGCCGGTCTTATGGTCGGTGATGCTTTTACCATGACGGTAAATCATTCCGTGAATGATACAGTTCCGGGTCATGCGGATCGTCAGTATAACACCGATAAGATTTCCGATGTGAGCTATGCGGATGGAGTGATCACAATTACGCTTTCCGCAAAGGTCAAGGATCTGAAGGATTTTGACGGCGGTAATGGATGGGGTGTTCACAAGTGGCTTGGTATCGGTGTTTCGGCGGGGCTTTCCCCCATTACGGCACTGACCTTTAACGGACAGGAGCTTACGGAAGAAGATATTGCCGAGGCAACAAGCGTGGGGCTTTCCGAAGGATATTTCGTTTTATGGGTGAAAGCGGAGAGAATCATTGCCGGTGCATCCAACACATTTACCCTTTGGGCTTATGCATACGATGAGAAGGAGTTCAAGCTTGTGATCGTAGAGCCTGCGGATGAATAAGAAATGTAGGCGGCGGAGAGATCTGCCGCCTTTATTGTGAGGTGATTTCAGATGATCGTGACTGTGGAAGAGATGAAGAATTATCTGAGGATCGATTTCGAGGATGATGATTCATTGCTGGAAAATTTCATAACAGCTGGTGTGAAGCAGTGCATGGATATCCTGCGGACGGATGATGAGAATGATCTGGCTGACTGTCCGAACGGGAAGATTGCCGTGATGTTCACGGTGGCATATCTGTATGAACATCGGGAAGAAGCCGATCATCATGCGATGGATCTGACGCTGAGAGCACTCTTGTTCGGAAGCCGGAAGGAGGGATTCTGATGGATGTTGCGGCATTAAGGTCAAAGGTGACATTCCAGAAGAATGAGACTGTGACTGACAAGTACGGGAATCATAAGAATGCCTGGACGGATTATTATACCTGCTTCGCGACAATCGGCGGCGAGGGGCTGGCAAGTTCAAAGGAAGAGCAGGTTGCCGGTACTACGGTTGAAGATTTTTCGATGACCGTAACGGTCCGCTATTGTGCGAAGACGGCGGTGATTACTTCCACGGGATACAGGATTGTGTTTAATGGCGAGTTTTACAACATCGAGAATATTGATCATCTGAATTACAGGAAAAGGGCACTGAAGTTTATGTGCAGGGAGGAGCGGCGCTGATGTCTCAGACTATTAAGATCGATCAGCTTGCGGATACCGTGATGAAGGGTTTGCAGGATTACGCGAAGCTTGCAGCGGATGACCTGAAGACGGATGTTCAGAAAGCCGGGCAGACTGTCAAAAAGCAGATTGAAAGCACGGCTCCTAAAAAGACCGGCAAGTATTCAAAAAGCTGGACGGTGAAGAAAACCAAAGAAACCTCGGATTCCATCCAGGTTGTGGTTCACTCGAAGAACCGTTATCAGCTGACGCACTTGCTGGAGTTTGGTCATGCGAAAAGGGGAGGCGGAAGGACAAGAGCCTTTCCCCATATCGCGCCGGCAGAGCAGGCAGGCATCGAGCAGCTGACAAGGGATATCGAGCGTGACCTGCGGAAAGGTGGTTGATATGACGCATGAAGAGGTAATGCAGATGCTTGAAGGATTGAAGATCCCTTACGCTTATGACCATTTTGCGGAAGGGGAAGCACCTGATCCTCCGTTCATCTGTTTTTTGTTTCCGGGTTCGGAGAACTTTGCCGCAGACAATGTGGTCTATATGGAGTTTTCCAACCTGAGCATTGAGCTTTATACCGATGAGAAGAATCCGGAGCTGGAGACCCAGGTTGAAGCGGTGCTTAATTCCAATGAGCTGTTCTGGAATAAATCGGAGGTATGGATTGAGTCGGAAAAATTATATGAAGTGCTGTACCAGATGACGGTATAGCGGAAAGAGAGGTTAATCATGTCGAGTACGAGTAACAAGGTAAAGTTCGGCCTTAAGAACTGCCATTATGCGAAGGCTACCCTTGATCCGGATACCAATACCGTGACATTTGGTACGCCTGTAGCAATTCCGGGAGCGGTGAACCTGTCGCTGGATCCGGAGGGTGATACGGAGCCGTTTTATGCGGATGACATGGTGTATTACACCACGGTCGCAAACAACGGATACTCCGGGGATTTGGAGATTGCGCTGATCCCTGATCATTTCAGGAAAGAAATCCTGAAGGAAACAGAGGATGCGAACGGCGTGCTGGTTGAGGATTCCACGGTGGAGCCGGAGCATTTTGCCCTGCTTTTTGAGTTTTCCGGGGATAAGAAAAAGATCAGGCACTGTATGTATTACTGCACGGCTGCAAGGCCTACGATCGAAGGCAAGACCAATGAGGATTCCAAGGAAGTCCAGACGGAGAAGCTGGAGCTTACGGCAACGCCACTTCCGAGCGGCATTGTAAAGGTAAAGACCGGGGCAAATACATCCGATGCGGTTTACAACGGCTGGTATTCAGCGGTTTATCAGACGGAGAACGCCCAGGTATCGGCGGTGCTGACCGGGATTACGATCGGTAGCCTTCAGCTTACGCCTGCGTTTGATGCGGGGAATACCTCTTATGTGGCTGAGACCGTGAATGATGAGGATGCGGTATCTGCCACGGCGGCAAGCGGAACAACGGTAACGATTCTGGTAAACGGATCGGCTCATACCAGCGGCAGCAATGCGACATGGGAGAGCGGAACCAATACCGTTACGGTGATCGCGAGCAAGACCGGATGCACCAGCACGGCATATACCGTAACGGTGACAAAGACGGGACAGGGATGATAATTGCGGGCGGGGCTTCGGCTCTGCCCATTCTTATGATTGGAGGAAAGAGAAATGGCAGTAATGAATATGATCGAGATTGACGGAAAGAAGGTGCCCTTCAGGGCTTCCGCTGCAATCCCCAGAATATACAGGATAAAATTTAACCGTGATATCTACAAGGATCTTGCGGCGTTGGAAAAGGCGATTGGTGAGAATACCGAGGAAGTCAGTAATCTGGACATGTTTTCATTGGAGATGTTTGAAAACATCGCCTATATCATGGCGAAACATGCGGATGCATCGATCCCGGACACGCCTGAGGAATGGCTGGATGAGTTCAATACCTTCAGCATATATCAGGTACTTCCGAAGATCATTGAATTGTGGGGTCTGAATGTACAGACGCAGATCGAGGCTAAAAAAAACTTCGACCGACTGAGCGGGAAATGACAACCCCGCTCTTTTTATTGAGATGTGTGCAGCTGGGGGTTCACATTTCGGAGCTGGAATATCTTACGATCGGAATGATCATGGATATGTTTACTGAGATGCACCGTGATGATACCCCCGAGGAATTTCCGTATATCGGAACGCAGAGTGACATGGATGCTTTTTAAGGTCGCAATTTGCGACCTTAAATGCTTTTGGAAGGAGAGATCGGCATGGCTGGCAGGATACAGGGTATCACGGTCGAGATTGGCGGCGATACCACAAAATTACAAACTGCCCTGAAGGGGGTTAATACAGAGATCAGGAATACCCAGAGCCAGCTGAGGGATGTCGATAAGCTCCTGAAACTGGATCCGGGAAATACGGAGCTGTTGGCTCAGAAGCATAGGCTTTTGGGCGATGCGGTCAAGGAAACGAAGGAAAAGCTGGAGACATTAAAGACGGCGGCCGAACAGGCGAATACCGCTCTTGCGAACGGTGATATCTCTCAAGAACAGTATGACGCTCTTCAGCGTGAGATCGTGGAGACGGAGCAGAAGCTGAAGTCTTTGGAAGAACAGGCAAAGCAGTCAGGAACGGCACTTCAGGAAATCGCCGCAAAGGGTGAGAAGCTGAAGACTGTTGGTGAGAATATCAGTAATGTCGGAACAAAGCTTTTACCGGTGACTGCCGGGGTTGTAGGGCTTGGTACGGCAGCAGTAAAGACGGCAGCGGATTTTGATACCGCCATGAGTCAGGTAGCGGCGGTATCCGGTGCAACGGGATCCGATCTGGACAGGCTGAGGGACAAAGCCCGTGAGATGGGAGCAAAGACCAAGTTTTCTGCATCCGAGGCGGCTGAAGCCATGAATTACATGGCGATGGCGGGCTGGAAAACAGAGGATATGCTTTCCGGTATCGAGGGTGTCATGAACCTTGCGGCGGCTTCCGGCGAGGATCTGGCGACCACCTCCGATATCGTGACGGATGCGCTGACGGCATTCGGTCTTACGGCGGCTGACAGCGGACACTTTGCAGATATTTTGGCGGCGGCATCCAGCAATGCAAATACGAATGTTTCCATGATGGGCGAGACCTTCAAGTATTGTGCGCCTATTGCAGGTGCTTTGGGATTTTCGGCAGAGGATACGGCTGAAGCTATCGGACTTATGGCAAATGCCGGTATCAAGTCATCTCAGGCAGGTACCGCGCTCAGAACCATCATGAATAACCTGTCCGGGGAAGTGAAGATTTGTGGATCTTCCATCGGAGAGGTGACGGTAGCAACTACAAATGCCGACGGATCCATGAGAGACCTTAGTGATATACTGGCTGATTGCCGGACGGCATTTTCGGGATTATCGGAATCGGAAAAGGCTGCGGCAGCTGAATCATTGGTCGGTAAGAATGCGATGTCAGGATTTTTGGCGCTCATGAATGCCGGCGAAGGTGATATCGCAAAACTGTCTAATGCCATAGCAAATTGTGACGGTACAGCGGCGAACATGGCCGAGACCATGCAGGATAATCTTGCCGGACAGCTGACAATCCTGAAATCACAGCTGCAGGAGTTGGCTATCTCGTTCGGGGAAATGCTGATGCCTGCGATCAGAACCATTGTAGGATGGATACAGAAGTTCGTGGACTGGCTTAACTCTATGGATGAGGGAACCAGAAAAGTGATTGTGACGGTGGCTCTTGTGGCTGCGGCGGTCGGTCCGATATTGATCATTGTGGGTAAGGTGATATCGGCAATCGGTACGATCATGACGATTGTTCCGAAGCTGGCCGGAATCATCAATGCGGCGAAGGGAGTGTTTGCAGCTTTTAATGCTGTTTGTGCCGCAAATCCTTATGTGATCATTATTGCGGCGATTGTGGCTTTGGTGGCGGCGTTTATCTATCTCTGGAATAACTGTGAAGAGTTCCGGCAGTTCTGGATCGACCTTTGGGAAGGCATCAAGGAGATTGCCGTTGCGGTATGGGAGGCTTTGAAGGATTTCTTTACGGCGGCGTGGGAAGCTATCAAGTCAGTTGCCGAAACGGTATGGAACGGGATTAAGGATTTCTTCACCGGGCTGTGGGAAGGGATCAAGAATATCTTCTTTACCGTGCTGGAAGTGATAAAAACGCTTATCACCATGTATTTCACGGCGTATTTCACCGTGATAAAAACGATTTGGAATGCGATATCGACCTTCTTTACCACGATCTGGAACGGGATAAAAACCATTTTCACGACGGTAGTAAATGCCATATCGGCGTTTCTGACAACGGCGTGGAATACAATCAAAACCGTGGCAACTACGGTATGGAATGCGATATCAACATTCTTCACAACTATCTGGAATGGTATTAAGAACGTTGTGACCACGGTGGTTACGGCAATCAGCACATTCCTGACGACGGCGTGGAATGCGATCAGTTCAACGGTCTCGACGGTCTGGACGGCGATATCGAATTTCTTTACGAATATCTGGAATGGCATAAAGAACGTGATTACCACGGCTGTAAATGCCATAAAAAATGTGGTCACGACGGCGTGGAACAATATAAAAAATACCGTGACTTCCGTAGGAAATGCGATAAAAACAGCGGTTACGAATTTGTGGAATAACGTGACTTCCGCAGTGAAAACAGCTATGAGCAACGTGTTTAATGCGGTAAAGAGCGGATTTGCGAATGTGAAGGATCATATTACGGGCTTGGCGTCTCAGGCGTTTAACTGGGGCAAGGATCTGATCATGGGTATCGTGAACGGTATCAAGTCCTGTATCAGTGCCGTAGGCGATGCTGTTTCATCGGTGGCAGATAAGATCAAGAGCTTTCTGCATTTCTCCGTGCCGGATGAAGGACCGCTTACGGATTATGAGAAGTGGATGCCGGACTTCATGAAGGGTTTGGCTTCCGGTATTGAGAAGAGCAGGGGAATGATCACGAAGGCGATGGATGATGTTTCATCTGACATGATCCTGAATCCGAGTGTTACTCCGGCATTTGCGGGTGTAGGCGGTGTGACGGCTTCCGGTGCTGAATCCAGGCAGAGCATCGTTTCGGCAATCCGGGAAGCGGTACAGGGGATGTCCTGGCAGAGCGGCGATATCGTGATCCCGGTTTATCTTGGAGGAACGCTGCTTGATGAGGTGATCGTGAATGCACAGCAGAGAATGAACTTAAGAAGTGGAGGCAGATAAGATGGCTCATTTGCAGTATCTGATTTTCAATAATGAGAATATTCCGAAGCCTGCCTCTTATTCTGTGAGTTTATCGGATGTAGAGGCGGACAGCGGTGGCGTGACGGAAGCCGGTACCACCCAGAGGGATGTTGTCCGTGAGGGCGTGGTGGAGATTGCGGTTTCCTTCCGGGTATCGAAGAAATGGCTGAATAAGTTTTCGGCATATAAGAAGCTGGCAAGCATTACGGTCGGATATCTGGATACGGCAACCAGTACGATCGTGACAACGCAGATGTATATCGACGGATATCAGGTGAAGCTGGTGTCGGATACATCTTACGGATCGCTCTGGGAGGTGTCCTTCACGCTGAAAGAATTTTAAGGAGGGCGGCTATGTATGCGGTAAGTCAGGCCTTCCTGAATGCGGTGAAGGCAAATACAAGAAAATATTACTGGACGGGGAGGATCACGACAAAGGGTGGCGCGGTCTATGATTTTGATCAGGATGACATTGTAAAGGGAAGCGGTGTTATCACTTCACAGTGTTGCGGATCCACGGAGATCGAACTTGGAACTGTTTATGCGGCGGAGCTGGATATCACGCTGTTTTCAGAGATCAACCGTTACACGCTGGAGGATGCTCTGGTGGAGATGTTCTATCACCTGAAGATTTCCGACAGCACGGACAGCTCCGATCTGGATGAGGATTATGATCAGGCGGTCGGAGCAGATGGAATTTATGAGAAGATCCCGATGGGAATCTTTGAGGTGTCCGAGGCAAACCGCAAGGTGAAGTCGCTGGAGCTTAAGGCATACGATTACATGGTGCGATTCGAGAAGCATTTTTCGGCGACGGATTCCATCGGCAATGCTTATGATTTTATGACGTTGTGCGCCACAGCCTGTGATGTTGATCTGGCTCAGGACAGGGAGACGATTGAGGCGATGCCGAACGGATCGGAGAACCTCTCGATCTACCCGGATAATGATATCGAGACCTTCAGGGATGTTTTGTACTATGTAGGTCAGGTGCTGGGCGGATTCTTTGTGATAAACCGTGAGGGCGAGCTGGAGCTTCGCAAATACGGGAGTCAGGCGGCGCTTCTTGTGGAGCGGAGGCACAGGTTTTCATCCAGCTTTTCGGATTTCATTACCAGATATACGGCGGTCAGTTCTACGAATATGCGGACGCAGATTGCTGAGTATTATCATCTGGATCCGGATGACGGGCTGACTATGAATCTGGGCGTGAATCCGCTGCTGCAGTTTGGTCTGGATGAAACGAGGCGCGAGCTTTGCGCGAATATCCTTGATGACCTGTCTGTTGTAAATTATGTGCCTTTTGATTCGGATACCATCGGCAATCCTGCGCTGGATGTCGGTGATATTCTTTCTTTTTCCGGTGGACAGGCGGATGTGACGAAGATTGCCTGCATTACTTCAAACACCGTAAAGATAGGTGGACGGCAGACGATCAAGTGCGTGGGAAAGAATCCGAAGCTGTCACAGGCAAAGAGCAAGAATGATAAGAATATCTCCGGGCTTCTGGCTCAGATCGAAGCCGGAAAGATCGGTATTCATACTTTTACGAATGCGTCGGCGTTTACGGTCAGGGATCAGGATACGAGGATTATTTCGATAGAGTTTGCGACTTCCGAAGATAACCACGCTCAGTTTTTCGGACAGGTGATCGTTAATGTAAGCGCCGATCCGGTCACAAGGACGGCTTCGGCAAGTGGGGATGTTGTCATCCCTTCCGTTGTCGTGGATGAACCGGAACCGCTTGATCCAGATAATCCGGAGGTTATCGGAAACACGGAAGAACAGACGGTGGCGGTATCGCTTCCGGTTTCATGGACGGAAGACGGTGTGGCGGTTGTCACCTTTACCTTTGAGTTTAATGATGAGATTGTGCTGGTGCATCATCCGGTGGAGACCTGGCATTCCGGGAAACATACGATCCTTTTGTATTATCCGATTGAAAACGTGATAGCCAATTATACCAACACTTTCAATGTCTACATGAAGGTGACGGGCGGCAGCGGTACCGTGGATACCGGGTGGTGTGTGGCTTCCGTTTCCGGTCAGAGCATGGGTGCGAGCGCGGCATGGGATGGCACGATCACGATAGAGGAATACATTGATAAGGTCGGTATCAGCGGCGGCCTTCAGCTTAAACAGGTAGCTGACAGCGTTGCCTTCAAGATTGATGAGCTGGTACAGAGAAGCTACAGCGACGTGGTAATTGGAAGAACGGCTCTTGCCGCTTTTGCGATGCCTGTTGACGTGAACGGCAGTAATTCATAAGGAGGGCGACATGATTTTACATGGTGAAATGGTCATAGAACTGACCGATGAAAATACGGGCATTGTGGAGACCGTGCGTGAGACGAACATGGTCACGAATGCAATCAATCATATTCTGGGCTTGAATCCTATGGGGGTCTTTTATAAGACCTCCGGGCAGTATGACGATATGCTGGCTTGGAATGATGCACTTCTGCCGATATGCCCGAATATGATAGGCGGTATTCTTTTGTATTCGTCCGCATTGACGGAGAACGCAAATAACATATATCCGTCATCTGCAAGCCTCCCGGTGGCGTATGCGAGCAATGATGTCAATGCCACGGCTGATACGGCCAGAGGGAGCATGAACCTTGTGGAGAGCAAGGCGCTGGATGACGGCTTCAAGTTCGTATGGGAGTTCACACCGTCTCAGGGAAACGGCACCATTGCGGCGGTCGCGCTGACATCCGCAAAGGGTGGCAATTCCGTATTTGGAAATGAGATAAATTCTTCCGCCGGATATTTGAAGCTCCGAGAGGTAAAGCTGGATTCGCTGACAGATGATGAACTTGCTCTTTTGTATTCCGCGGTTGAAGTGGATTTTGAAAATAATGTGATGTATTCGCTGAGGTTTGTGGATTCATCCGTTATCGTAAGGAAGCTAAGGCTTCCGGTATTCACGCTGGGACTGAACGACAAGCTGGATGATACGACCGTTTCCGTGTTGGAAGAGACAACGCTTCATTGCAGCGTCTTTTCGTTCACGTCAGGATATACGCCGTATGGGGATTTTCTGGACGGGCATGACGGGTACTGGTACGGTTTTTCCAACTCCCCAAATTCATCCGGCGATGCCACGATGAAGTGGATCAAGATCAAGAAGAGCGACCTTACCTTTACTGAGGGTACATGGACTTTTTCCAATGCTCATATGCGGGCGATAGGTTCTTTTAAGATTGATACCTATGTGAACAGATCCAGCAGGGGCGTGATCAGGAACGGATATCTCTATATTCCGAATTATGACGTGGACGGGGTTTATAAGATCAATCTGAGCAACAGCACGGATATTACGCTGATTTCGCTTGGGTTTACATCGGCGAACAGAACGCTGAGCGGATCGTCAACGAGCCAGTGCTGCATGACGCTGATCAATGATTTCATCATTGCATATGATTTTATCATTACGGCGAATGACACGGTTGTCCCGCTTTTGGGGGCTTCGAGGTTTCCTTATATCGGAACGCCGCTTTTCCAGTACAAAGAGTTTCTTACCGGGTTCGGAGGAAACTACGGATCGGATTACCAGACGACATGGCTGCTCATGCCGTATCTGGCCACGATCAATAATCTGGCTCAGGCGATCGTGAAGAACGCTGATAAAACTATGAAGATCACTTATACGCTGACGGAGCAGGAACCGACTCCTGGCGTGTGATGATAAAAAACTGAATATGGAGCTTTTTGGCGGGCGGTATCCCATGTCGGGAGCCGCCTATTTTAATGCGAAGGAGGGCATTGGTCATGAAGGAATTTTGGAGTTTGGTGCAGTTGGCGTTTACGGCTGTCGGAGGATGGCTGGGTTACTTTTTGGGAGGTTGTGACGGTTTGATCATTGCGTTGGTGGTTTTCGTGGCTGTCGATTACGCCACAGGTGTAATGTGCGCGATCGCGGACAAGAAGCTGTCAAGCGAGGTCGGATTCAAAGGAATCTGCCGCAAGGTGCTGATCTTTCTTCTGGTAGGGATCGCAAATGTGCTGGATGTGGAGGTGCTGAAGACAGGCTCTGTTTTAAGGACTGCGGTTATCTTCTTCTATCTCAGCAATGAGGGTATTTCACTTTTGGAGAATGCCGGACATTTAGGCTTGCCTATACCGGAGAAGATGAAAAAGGTCTTGGAGCAGCTTCACGGCAGATCGGAAAAGGAAGATGAAAAGGATGGTGATCAGTGATGAAGTATTTGGATAATAACAAGCCGCTTGTATGCATGATGACACAGAGCACCTGCTATAAGGGTACGAAGAAGATGGATGTAAAGGGCGTGCTCTGGCATAGCACGGGCGCAAACAATCCTACCTTGAAAAGGTATGTCCAGCCGGATGATAACGCGGCAGACAGGGAGCAGATGATCAGTATGATCGGAAAGAACAGCTATGGGAATGACTGGAATCATACTTCCGTACAGGCAGGATTAAACGCCTGGATAGGGAAGCTGGCTGACGGAAGCGTTGCGGCGGTACAGACTATGCCCTGGGATTTTAAGCCCTGGGGATGTGGTTCCGGCAGCAAAGGCTCTTGCAATAACGGATGGATCCAGTTTGAGATATGCGAGGATGGGCTGAATGATGCGGATTATTTTGCAAAGGTGTATAAGGAGGCCTGCGAGCTGACAGCATACCTCTGTAAGATGTTCGGGATAGACCCGAATGGAAGTGTGACCATGAACGGCGTGAAGGTTCCTACGATACTTTGCCATGCGGATTCCCATAAGCTGGGGCTTGGTAGTAATCATGGGGATGTGCTCCATTGGTTTCCGAAATTCGGCAAGAGCATGGATACCGTGAGGGCGGAGGTGGCGGCATTGATGGGTACGGAGGTTGTGGATGCGCCTGTTGCGGATAAGACCGAGGATTCGGAAAAGACCATTTGGGATTATCTTATGAAGAAGATCGGGAATGCCTACGGCGTTGCAGGTCTTATGGGCAACGCATACGCGGAATCAGGGCTTCGCGCGAACAACCTTCAGAACAGCTATGAAAAGAAACTGAATATCACGGATGAGGAATATACAAGGCTTGTAGACGACAATGCCTATCCTGATTTCGTGAAGGATAAAGCCGGATATGGTTTGGCGCAGTGGACTTATTGGAGCAGGAAGCAGGCACTTTTGGATTTTGCAAAGAGTCAGGGAAAGAGCATCGGAGACCTTCAGATGCAGCTTGATTTCCTTTGGAAGGAGCTGAAGGAAAGCTATCCCGCTGTGCTGACAGTGCTGCAGGGAGCGGACAATGTAAGACAGGCTTCCGATGCCGTGCTTTTATGGTATGAGAGACCTGCGGATCAAAGTGAAGCGGTGCAGGTGAAAAGAGCCGGATATGGTCAGGGATATTATGATAAGTATGCTGGGAAGCCCGCTACAAACGGCGATGAGTCCGCTAAGGTGCAGTTGTACCGTGTCCGCAAGAGCTGGGCTGACAGCAAGACGCAGAAGGGCGCTTTTAAGATTCTGGACAACGCGAAGAAGTGCGCTGATCAGAATCCGGGATATAAGGTGTTTGATGCTGACGGCAATGTGGTGTATGAGCCGAAAGCGGCGGAGCCTGCGGAAAAGGTGCCGTTTCTGGTAAAGGTCAGTATATCTGATCTGAATATCAGGAAAGGTCCGGGGACAGATTACGGCAGGGTGCAGTTCTGCCCTCCGGGAGTATATACGATAGTTGCGGTTTCGGATGGTGCCGGGGCGAGTAAATGGGGAAAACTGAAGTCCGGGATAGGCTGGCTGAGCCTTGACTTCGTGAAGAGAGTTTAAGAATGACGGTCGGTGGAGATTGATTTCTCTGCCGGCCTTTTTTGTTTGGAGGTTAATTTCTGCTTGCCTTCTTTTGACTGTGACTTGAGGAGATACAATTCCTCAATTTACAGATTGGAGAAGTTGCAATGAATATAGAAGAAATGAAGAATGTTGATGTAAGAACAGTAGATCCCGAAACGCTGGTGGATATCACTACGATCGAGATTGATGAGAGCTTATCAAAAGAGGAAAGAGTGGCTGAGTTCTTAAGACAGGTCAAGAATCCGTATTGTTTCCGCGTTGGAAAGATGGTTGTTAAGAATGTTTACAGCAATGACGGAGTATCCCTGAGGGAACGGTTCGAGCAGTTTGCGAGGACATTGTAAGAAGTCCTTGGACATCGCTCAAAGTCACTGATAACGGGTTTGTTCCGTGTTAATCTGTAAGCGGACTAAACCGCTGTTGGTTTTCTCCGTTCTGGATTACCGGATTGACACCCGGAATACAGAACAGGAGGAAATACAATGGCAAACATTTCAAAATCTTATCAGGCAGCCGTGTACCTTAGGTTATCCAGGGAGGACGGCGATGTTGCTGAGGGCGGCAGGCAGGTAAGCAACAGTATCGCTAATCAAAAAGAACTGGTCATGGACTATCTGAAGTCCCACCCTGAGATCACCGTGGTTTCCACGTACACGGATGACGGTTTCAGTGGCGTTAATTTCGAGAGACCTGAGTTCCAGAGAATGCTTTCCGATATCAGGGAAGACAAGATCAACTGCGTTATCGTAAAGGATCTGTCGAGATTCGGAAGAAACTATATTGAATCCGGGCGCTACATTGAGAAGATTTTCCCGATGCTGGGTATCCGCTTCATAGCTATCACGGACGGATACGACAGTATCAACGAGGATATGGGAAGTGACATGATCATTCCCTTCAAGAATCTGATCAATGATGCGTATTGCAGGGATATCTCCATAAAGATCAGAAGCCACATGGATATCAAGAGGCGGAATGGTGAGTATATCGGTGCTTTTGCTGCTTATGGGTATCTGAAGGATGAAGAGAACAAGAACCATCTGGTCATTGATGAATATGCGGCAGATGTTGTCAGGGATATCTTCGCAATGAAGCTTTGCGGCATGAGCCAGCAGTCCATAGCGGACAAACTGAATGCTGACGGCATCCTGTCGCCACTTCAGTATAAGAAGAGTATCGGAGTATCGCTTGAAAGCAGCTTCCGCAAGAATGTGAAGCCGAAGTGGACATACAATGCGGTGCTTAGAATTCTGAAAAATGAGGTTTATATCGGAACGGTCGTCCAGGGGAAATGTACCACTCCGAACTATAAGATCAAGAAGCGCATCCATAGGGATGAAAGCGAATGGGTTCGCGTGGAAGATATGCACGAGCCTATCATTCTCAAAAGTGATTTTGTGTTGGTACAAGATCTGCTTTTGAGAGATACAAGGGTATCTCCGGGACAGGCGGAACTGTTTCCGTTATCCGGTCTGGTATATTGTGCCGATTGTGGAGAGCCGATGATCCGCAAGACGGTTCCGGCAGGTGACAAGAGGTATGTTTATTATGTTTGTTCCGGCAACAAGAGGGATAGGACAAAGTGCAGTATGCACAGCATTTCCGAGAAAAAGCTGGAAGCAGGCGTGACAGAGCTGGTCAAGGCAAGCATAGCTAAGGTAATCGGATTATCGGATGCTTTGGAGATCATCAATGAATCGTCCGGTATGAAGCCGGATATTGTGAAGTATGACAGGCGTATTGAGAAGCTGCGTGAAGAAGCCGAGACCTGCAATGACCGTAAGAAAAATCTGTATGAGGATTATAAGGACGAGGTTCTTTCCAAGGATGAATACTCTATGCTCAGGGATCAGTATCAGCGCCAGATTGCGGATATTGAGAAGAGTATATCTTCACTTGAAGCAGAGAGGAACGGCATTCTTGCAAATGGATCCGGGAAGCAGGGATGGATTGAGAAGCTGAAGAGTTATGAAGGATTCACAGAGCTTAACCGTGAGCTTGTGGCTTTTCTGATAGAGAGAATCGAGGTATTTGATACCGACACTATACGGGTTACATATCGTTTCCAGAAGGCGATTGAAGAAATGGAGCGCGTTGTAGAGCTTTATTCCGAGAAGATGAAGGAGGCGGTATAAATGGCACGTAAGAGCAGAAAAGAATCGGCGGCTTCCGTATCGCGGGCGGCTGAGGTCAAAGGATATAAGACGGCAGTATATGTCAGGCTTTCCAGAGAGGATGAACGCAAGATCGAGAGTGAAAGCGTGGAGAATCAGCTGGAGTTCCTGAAGGATTACGTGGTGAAGGATTCTTCGCTGGTACTGATCGACGAATATGTTGACCGTCACGTTACGGGCACGAAGTTCGACAGGCCTGAGTTTAACCGGATGATCGAGGATATCCGGAGCGGCAGGATAAACTGCGTTGTGGTGAAAGACCTGTCGAGACTTGGAAGGAACTATCTGGAAGCTGGGGATTATATCGAGAAGATATTCCCGTTCTTCGGGGTCAGGTTCATCGCCGTGACGGATAATTACGACAGCCTTACATCCGATCCGACGGAAGACGGGCTGGTGGTTCCGCTGAAGAATCTGATCAATGAGGCTTATGCCAAGGATATTTCAAAGAAGATCAGGACTTCATTTGAGAATCAGTTCAAGCAGGGAATCTTCTTTGCAACAACGGCAGCCTATGGATATAAGAAGGATCCGGATGATCCGCATATGGTTTTGGTAGATGAAGATGTGCGGGATGTCGTGGTTCGTATCTTTACGGAATATACCAGCGGAAAGAGTATGGCACAGATTGCAAGAGATCTGAATATGGACGAGATTCCGGCTCCGAGCGTGTATTGGCAGGAAAAGGATGTTATCCATAAGCAGAAGTACACAAATCTGTGGGAAGGGAAGCAGATTCGGAACATGCTATTAAATCCTATTTATAAAGGGGATGTTCTGATCGGCAAGACCATGAAGTGCTATTACAAGGGGATTACTTCCGAGGTCAAGCGTGATGACGGCTATTATGTTGAGAACCATCATGAGCCGATCATTGAACGGGATATGTTTGATCTGGCACAGAAGATGATGGAATCCAAGCGTCAGGAATACTTTTCGACACGCGGGAAGTATGAGGGCATTCAGAATAAAAAGGAAAGCCTGCTCAGAGGAATCCTGTATTGCGGACATTGCGGGAATAAGATGAACATTTACCGCAGGACGGTGAAGCTGGTCAACGGTGTGGGGCATTATAGCACTTATGTGTGCAGGCGTTCGGCAAATTACGGTCCGAATGATCCGCCCAAGAATGTGAAGGCTTCAGAGATTGAAGGTATGGTGCTGAATCTGATCAAAGAGCACGTTGCTCTTTATATGGAAGCAAAAGAACGCCTGAAGAAGCTGAACCGGAAACCGGTAGCGGTGGATAAGAGGATTGAGCTGGAGAAGAAACTGTCAGAGCTGGAAGATCGTAAGGATAAGGTTAATGATTTTATCCGGAATCTGTACGAGGATTTCACGGACGGCGTTTTCTCCGAGGATGAATATCTGGAAATGAAAGCCGGGTATGTTTCGGAATTGGATGCGCTGGAAGCGGATATGGAAGAGGTCAGGAATGCGATCGCGACTTATTCCGCTTCATACGGCGGTGATGAAGAAATGGCGGCGATTTTCTCTGATTACATCGGTATTGAGGAATTAAGCCGTGAAGCAGTGGTGGCATTTATCAGCAAGATCATCTGCTTCAGCAAGACACGGTTTGAAGTGGAATACACTTTTGCCGATGAATGGAAGACGTTTATTGATCTGGTCGAAAAGAGAGGGGCTGAGGTGGCATGA